AAGTGGGCTATCAACCGTTATCAACAGTTCTTTGAACAAATTCATGAACTGGAAAGCCAGTGTAATATGCACATAATTGGTGGTGATCTCTTTGATCGCCTACCAAATATGGAAGAGTTGGAGTTGTATTTTTCGTTTATTCGTAGAGTTACAATTCCAACAATTATATTCGATGGAAACCATGAAGCTACAAAGAAAAATAAAACTTTCTTTACACAGCTCAAACAGGTTTCTCGTGATATAAACCCTCTCATCAATGTAGTGGATATATCTTACATTGATGAGGAACTGGGTTATGGTATATTACCCTATGCTGATCTTCATAGAAAAGGTGCAATAGATCACTTTGATAAGAAAAAGCCCTTATTTACTCATGTAAGAGGAGAGATACCGCCACACGTAAAACCAGAGATAAATCTGGATTTGTTGGAAGATTTTCCAATAGTATTTGCAGGAGATTTACACGCACATAGCAATACACAAAGAAATATAGTATATCCAGGAAGTCCGATGACCACATCCTTTCATCGAAACTTAGTAAAAACTGGATATATTCTTATAAATGAAAACGACTGGAGTTGGATGTGGGAAGAGTTTCGTCTACCACAACTAATTCGTAAAACAGTAAAGAGTGAAGCTGAAATGATTCCTACAGACTTTCACCATACCATTTATGAGATAGAAGGAGATATACAAGATTTAGCAAATGTAAAAAACTCAGACTTGTTAGATAAAAAAGTAGTAGTACGTAAATCAGAGACATCTCTTATTATGGATAAAGAGATGACAATACAAGAAGAGTTAATAGAGTATTTAACATATATACTACAAATAAACGAAGATAAAATACCAGATATAATAGGGACATATAATGATTACGCTTCAAACCTTGAAATGGGATAACTGTTTTAGTTATGGTTCTGGTAATGAGTTAAATCTAAACGATAATACAGTTACACAAATTCTTGGAACAAATGGTATGGGAAAGTCTTCTATACCATTAATTATCGAAGAGGCTTTGTATAACAAAAACTCAAAAGGAATTAAAAAAGCAGATATACCAAATCGTCACATTAATGATGGTTACAATATCTATCTTTCTTTTATGAAAGATGAAGATCGTTATGAGATTACGATCAATAGAAAAACAAGTGTAAAAGTAAAACTAGATAAGAATAGTTTAGATATTTCTAGTCACACAGCAACAAATACTTACAAGACAATACAAGAAATACTAGGTGTAGATTTTAAAACTTTCTCACAACTAGTGTATCAAAATACAAATGCAAGTTTACAGTTTTTAACTGCTACAGATGCAAATCGTAAGAAGTTTCTAATAGACTTATTACATCTTGAAAAGTATGTTGAATTATTTGAACTATTTAAAGACGCTACAAGAGAGGTATCAGCAGTCTCAAGTACAATAGATGGCAAACTTACAACAGTTGAAAACTGGTTAAAAAAGAATAAAATGAGTGATACATCTATACTACCTATGTTGGATTTAGAAATTGATACATCTGAAGATGAAGAGACTTTCCGTTCTTTGACAATAGAAATTGAAAATATTTCGGAAAAAAATAAAAAAATCTCAAAAAATAATCAGTACAAAAAGCTATTGGAAGCCATCAATATTCATAAAATTCAGGCTTCTCCAATAAAAGAGTATGAATCCTATGATGAATTACAAGAAGAATTAGGAAAGTACAATGCAGTCGCCTCGGGTGCTCTGCAGACCATAAAGAAATTAGAAAAATTAAGTGATGTATGCCCTACTTGCGGACAACCTATCGATATCTCACTTGAGAAGAAGATGTTGCAAGGAGAGCGAGAAGTAGCTTTGGAGGCACAAGAGAAAGCAAATGAAATTAAACCGCGTATCGAAGAAATTAAGAGAAACAATCGCGAGTTTGAGCGTTGCGAGTCTGATAAAAAGACTTGGGAAGATTTGTTTCGATTGTATGATCGTGATCTGCCGTCATCTCTATTGGATTTGCAAGAGCTTCGCTCTCGCCTTGAAGATGTTCAGCGCAGATTACAGTCGGCAAAGAAGAAACTGGCAGAACTCGCAGCTGAAAACGAGCGAAGAACCCATCACAATACCCGAGTCCAGGTAATACAAGAGCAGACAAAAGATTTTGAAAATCAGTTTGAAGAGTATAAAACTGAGTTACAAATCAATCAAAAACTTGAGTCAAATCTTGATATACTAAAGAAATCTTTTAGTACAAATGGATTACTCGCGTATAAGATAGAAAACCTTGTCGGAGAGCTAGAAGAATTGGCAAATGAATATTTGGCTGAACTCTCTGATGGTAGATTTACCCTTGAATTTGTAGTCTCAAACGATAAGTTAAATGTACAGATTACAGACAATGGTAATGTAGTAGACATTCTTGCTCTTTCTTCTGGAGAATTGGCAAGAGTAAATACCGCTACTCTCATTGCAATACGTAAGCTAATGAGTAGTATTTCAAAGTCTAAAATCAATATATTGTTTTTAGATGAAGTTATAAATGTTCTCGATGATTTAGGTAGGGAGAAACTTGTAGAAGTTCTATTGAGAGAAGATTTGAACACCTACATAGTGTCACATGGTTGGTCACATCCTTTACTTGAGAAAATCGAAGTTGTCAAACACGAAAACATAAGTAAATTGGAGAGATAAAGTGACCTCAAGCAGGCGTAATCAATGGTGGAATGTAGTGGGAAACGATAATCAAAAATCAATAATATATTGGACACACATGTGTGGAGGTATACAGCTCTCAGTCAAAGATGGAGAGTCTTGCCCACATTGTGGAATAAGTGAGGAAGAGTATGGTAGACTCAAGAGCAAAAGGGGCGAGGGGAGAGTATCTAGTACGTGATATGCTTCGCGACGCTACTGGTCTTAAATTTGAAAGAGTACCTTCCTCGGGTGCTCTGGAGTATCTCAAAGGGGACTTATATGTTCCTAACCAGAGAAACTATTATTGTATAGAGGTAAAAAACTATAAAGATTCACCGCTATCAGATAAGGTTTTTACACAACCAAAAACAAATAATTTAGTAAAGTGGTGGAAAAAGATAGTAATACAAGCAATCGGAGGCGATCAAAAGCCTTTGTTATTTTTTAAATACGACCGATCCAAAGTATTTGTCGTAACAGAGCAAAAACCAGAGAATACAATAGAATATCTATTTATTCGATTTTTGGACTGTTATGTCTTACTTGCAGAAGATTGGTTAAAACATGAAAAAGTGGAGTTTATAAGTGGCTTTTAATTTTAATGAACGATTAGACAATGCAGATGGCACACTAATCGTAGACGCTCTGAACTTAGCTTTTCGGTGGAAACATCAAGGCAGAACAGATTTTCGAGAAGACTATGCAGCAACAGTTGCATCGTTGGCAAACTCTTATAACTGTGCAAGAGTGATTATCACAGCAGATTGGGGTTCCTCTAGTTATAGAAAGGAGATACTTCCAGACTATAAACAGAATCGAAAAGATAAGTACGCAGAACAAACAGAAGAAGAAAAACAAGCATTTATTGATTTCTTTGACGAGTACGAAGCAACACTTGAGATACTGTCAGAAAGGTATCCTGTACTGCGTTTTCAAGGTGTAGAGGCGGATGATATTGCCGCACATCTAGTAAAACGTAAAAACCAGTATGCTTTTCAGAATATTTGGCTTATCTCAAGTGATCGTGACTGGGATCTACTTATACAGCAAAATGTAAGTAGATTTTCGTATGTTACTCGTAAAGAAATTACAATAGATAACTGGAACGAACATTACAATGTAGCACCTGAAGAATATATATCTTTCAAGTGTCTTACTGGTGATAAAGGCGACAATGTTCCAGGTATAGCAGGCATCGGTCCAAAACGAGCTGAACAGCTAATAAAAGAGTATGGCGATGCTATGACGATATACGATAACGTTCCGTTGGACGGTAAGTATAAGTACATTCAAGAGTTGAATGAAAACGCAGAGACATTACTCACAAACTATGAGTTAATGGACTTAATAACATATTGCGAAGATGCAATAGGTGTGGATAATTTGTCCGAGATAGAGGAAAAATTGAAATGAAAAATATAAAATTAGTAACATTGTGTAGTTTACTTTTACTAAGTATTCCTGCTCTCTCAGCAGAATATACAGTAAAAATGCTTAATTCAGGAGTAGATGGAATGATGGTCTTTGAACCTGGATATTTAAGCATAAATAAAGGTGATACAGTCAAGTTTGAAGCAACAGATAAGGCTCATAACTCAGCATCTGCCAGAGGATTAATTCCAGAAGGTGCAACACCTTGGATGGGTAGAATGAGTCAAGATATTTCAGTAACATTTGACACAGAGGGTGTGTACATATATGAGTGTACACCACATAAAATGATGGCTATGGTAGGTGTAATTAAAGTTGGCAATCCAACAAATCTAGCAGATATTAAAGCAAAGAGTATGCTTTATAAAAAAGGATTTGTAATGAACCCAAAAAGATTAGATAAGTATTTATCTAACGTAGAGGGATAAATAATGGATCAATATCAACAATTTATACATAAAAGTCGTTATGCTCGATGGCTTGAGTCAGAAGGAAGAAGAGAAACATGGAAAGAAACTTGTACTCGCTATGTTGACTTCTGGAAAGAGAGAGGTCAGTTGGATGATAACGATGCAGAAACAGTATTGAAGGCAGTTTATGACTTAGATGTCATGCCCTCAATGCGTTGTATGATGACAGCAGGAGAAGCTCTAAAACGTGATAATGTAGCAGGTTTTAACTGTAGTTATTTACACATAGACCATGTAAGAGCTTTTGATGAGCTAATGTATGTTCTTATGTGTGGTACTGGAGTTGGGTTTAGTGTAGAACGTAACTTCATCAATAAATTACCTGCGATTGCAGAAAGTATGCACAACACAGATACTACAATTGTAGTTGCTGATTCTAAGATGGGATGGGCAAGTGCATTTCGTGAGTTGATTAGTCTACTTTACGCAGGAAAAATTCCAAAGTGGGACATGAAGAAAGTTCGTCCTGCCGGTGCTCGACTCAAGACTTTCGGAGGAAGAGCAAGTGGCCCAGAGCCATTGGATGATTTATTCCATTTTACAGTCGGTGTCTTTACAAAAGCCGCAGGACGTAAACTTACAAGTATCGAATGTCACGATATTGTTTGTAAAGTTGCAGACATCGTGGTAGTTGGTGGTGTAAGACGTTCTGCCTTGATTAGTCTATCAAATTTATCTGATGGACGTATGGCAAAAGCAAAGTCTGGACAATGGTGGGAAAGTAACAGCCAACGTAGATTGGCAAACAATAGTGTAGCATATACTGAAAAACCCGATTTTGAAGCATTTTTACGAGAAATGCAAGTGATTTACGAAAGTAAGTCAGGAGAAAGAGGAATCTTTAGTAGAGTTGCTGCACAAAAAGTATCGGCTCGACACGGAAGAAGAGAAACAGATCATGATTTTGGCACAAATCCTTGTAGTGAAATCATATTAAGAAGTAATCAGTTTTGTAATCTTTCAGAAGTAGTAGTTCGACCAGAGGATACTTTAGAAGAGCTAAAAAGAAAAGTAAGAGTAGCTACGATTGTAGGAACACTGCAGTCTACGCTTACACATTTCAGATATTTGCGTGTACGTTGGGAGCGCAATACTGAAGAAGAGGCACTTTTAGGTGTAAGTCTTACAGGTATAATGGATCACTATTTACTCAGTAAGGCAACTTCAGACCTAGAAAAGTGGCTAACGGAGATGAGAAATGTCGCAATTCAAACAAATAAAGAATGGAGTGAAAAGCTGGGCGTCAATCAAAGCACGGCCATCACTTGCGTCAAACCGAGTGGCACGGTCAGTCAGCTCGTTAATTCTGCTAGTGGTATTCATCCCCGTTTTTCTCGTTATTATATTCGTAGAGTCCGTGGGGATAAAAAAGATCCTCTATCTGTCTTTATGTCTGATGCTGGTGTTCCTGTTGAGTCGGATGTTATGTCTCCAACAACTACTGACGTTTTTTCATTTCCAGTAAAAGCGCCAGAGAGTAGTGTAACAGTTAAACAAACAGGAGCGATGGAACAGCTAGAACTATGGAAAGCGTATCAAAATCATTGGTGTGAGCATAAACCAAGTATTACCATCTATTATACAGATGATGAGTATTTGGAAGTTGCACACTGGATTTGGAAAAATTTTGATATGTGTTCTGGTATTTCATTATTGCCTTATAGTGACCATGTGTATCAGCAAGCACCTTATGAGGAAATAGATGAAGAAAAATATAATGAACTTTTTGCAGCAATGCCAAAAGACATTAACTGGGAAGATCTCGCGAAAATCGAGGTTGAAGATAACACAATCGGATCACAAGAACTTGCCTGTGTGGGTGGAGCTTGTGAGCTTTAAGGAAAAGTCATGACTGAAGTAAGTGAAAAAGAAGTACAAACTATTACGATGGATGATAAAGAGTATCGTTTGGATGAGGTAAGTGATAAAGCCAAGTATCTTGTAGCGCAAGTTCAAGATATGCAGGCACAAGCAAACCAAACTCGAGCAAGACTTGATCAAATCGAAGTAGGTATTCAAGGTTTTACTGGCTTGTTAAAAGAAGAGCTAGAGAATCCTGCTGTTGAAGAACCAGAAGTAGTAGAAGAGTAAATAAAAAGGGGCGATAAGCCCCTTTTTTATTACCAAGGCACTCCTGACATAGTAGTAGGTGTTTTACTTTCTGTAATCTGAGCTGCAACGGCTGTTTCAATTGCCGTTTCATCAATATCAGCATGTGCTTTTACCCATGCAACTACATTTGCCTCTGTAAGTGAATCATATGCAACATATCCACTTTTTGAGGGATTGGGGGTAAAACTTAAAGATCCGTAGTATCTACCTGAGTGTGTTACTGCATCATCACCTGAGCCCACAACTTCTGAATCTCTTGCCTCCCAATGTGCTACAATAACTCCCTTGTCAGAATCATTATTATACTCTAAAGTATTAATTTTCCAAGTTACTGCCATTTTTTATCTCCTATGAAGCTGTGTAAGCCTTTCCTGCGGTTATAGCGCTATTTGAAGCAGTCATATCTTCACTGCCCCAATCTTTTTTTGCAACCATAAGTTCAAGATGTTCAACATTTCTGTCAACACAAGCTTGTCTTTCTGATGCACTTTCATCAGCCATCTGGTTACCTGCAATCACATCATTTATGAGTGTTACAGAGTGTCCCATCGCTGTATAATCCTGAGCGAGTTGCTCAGCTGTTCTAGTTTCTGCCATAGCTTTCTCCTTTTTATGACTTTATGAGGATTATTCCTCTAGTTGAGCGACCCGTTGTCGCAATTCTTGTATTTCTTTTACCAACAGAGGAACGATTTTTGAATAATCAACTCCCATCATATCTGTTGATTTGTCTCCCGAAGATACTGCATCGGGTACTACAGTAGCAAGCTCTTGAGCTATCATACCATAATCTTGATGAGTTCCATCTGCTTTCCAATCAAACTGACGAACTTTTATATTATCTATTGCTGTCGATGCACTTCCAGCATCTTGTATATTATCTTTTAATCTTTGGTCTGATGTAGTATTATACGCCACACCATAAGCACTTACTGATACTGAACCTCTTTGAGTTCCTAAACCTCTAAAACTAAGAACAGTGCCATTAGTGCTTAGTCTGTTAAGTTCCATTACAGTTCCGTTTCTTGCAGACTGCATTTGTCCATCATTGAAAAGAGAATGGCCTTCAAAAGAAGTAGTACTCGATGCACTTATTCCATTAGTATCATCATCTGTTGTATGTCCGATTAATAAGCTACCAGTGTTAGTAAGACGCATACGTTCTGCATTATTAGTTCCAAAATTTAAAAAATTATTAGATCTATTAAATATTGATACGCCTGTGCCTGCATACAACTCCAAAATATTTCCAGAAGTTGCTTCAAGCCATATTCGCGCATCTGAAGTATCTGCAACATGTAAATCCGCCAAAGAATTAGGAGAAACAGTACCAATACCAACGTTTCCACTACTATTTGCATAGAGTCGAATGTTTCCATCACCATCAGAAAGTACAACATTATTAGAAGAGGTTCGTATATCAAGACTGTTTTCATTTCCATCAAAAGAACCAATAATTACGTTTTTAGCTCCAGTAGTTATATTTAAACCAGCATTTGCTCCTACATAAGTATTATATCCATTGCCTCCATTAACTAATTTTCCTGCATTAAAGCCCATAAAAGTATTATAAGGAGAATTATGATAAGTATTTCCAACACCTGCACCTTTACCAACACAAGTATTTCCTGCCGAAGTTTGAAAATGGTATCCCGCTTCCTTTCCTACAAATACATTATTACTACCAGTTGTCTGTCCATACCCTGCGTAAGCTCCAAAAGCAGTATTTGAAGCACCTGAAGAATTGTTTATTAATGCAGTATATCCAAATGCGGCATTTGCAGAAGAAGTTGTGATTGAAGTCAAAGCACTTCGTCCAACAGCAGTATTTTGACCCCCTGTTGTAGCTGAACCCATACAATCATATCCCATTGCAGTATTATGAGTACCAGTTGTAAGAGCGTCTAGAGCATTTACTCCAACAACAGTATTGTCTGTGCCTGAAGTAATGTATTGACCAGCTGCATATCCAACAGCTGTATTATGTGCTGCAGTTGTTATTCTTCTTAGGGCAGAATATCCTATGCCTGTAGCTTTTGTAGCAGTGGTAATGTCTTTACCTGCACGACCACCAACAAAAGTATTATAATGATTTGCGCTACCACTTGTATCGCTCCCTTGACCTGCTTCATAGCCGATCATAACATTATACTCACCTGATGTATTATAATATGCTGCGCTCGCTCCTCCAAAGAAACTATAATGTCCAGTGTGATTAAACCCTACGCTTGATCCAATCATAGTATTATGCGATGCAGTATTTGCACTAGCTGCTCGCCCTGCTTTAAATCCAACAAGAGTATTATTACTACCAGTTGTAGTATTATAGCCCGCCTGTTTACCGAATCCTGTGTTTTGAGATCCAGTTGTAACATTATTAAAAGTTTCTGTTCCAACAGCAGTATTATTTGCTCCAGTCGTATTATCATATAGAGCTTCTCTTCCAACTGCAACAATTTCATGAGAAGTTGAGTTACTATATAATGCTTTATAGCCTAAAGCAACATTGTACTGTCCTGAAGTGTTTGTGACAAGAGCCTGATGACCAATTCCAACACTATTTGAAGCTGCCGTATTGTAGCCTGCTTGATGCCCTATAAATACAGACTGACTGTGACCCACTAAGTTATATCCAGCTGAGCTTCCAAGACAAACATTATGTACTCCTGTTGTTATATTAAAACCTGCTTGATATCCAAAAGAAGTATTTTCAGCTCCTGTTGTTACATTATGACTAGCTCTATGTCCAACCGCAGTATTATTGCTCCCAGTTGTGGCATAATATAAAGAGTGATAGCCAAGAGTGGTATTATTAGTTCCAGTGGTATTAGAATACAATGCTCCATAACCAATTGCAGTATTATTTGCTCCAGT